GCCGGACGGGACCATCACGGAGATTGTCCCGATTGCGGGCTCCACCACCGGATACAGCACCGCCTATGTCACCGTGAGCGCGGCAGCCGCCGCTGCCGCGACCCCGCCAGGCGGGGGAGCCAAGCCCCGGCGCCGGTATGTGCTGGATCAGCCCCCACCCGACCGCTTCCAGCAGCCAGCGGAGCAGACCCCAGAGCCGCCCCAGCGCCTCGCGGAAAAACCGCCCAAGCTCAAGTGTGCCGGATCGGTGGAGTCAGTCGGACAGGCGACCGGCGCCGCGCTGGTCATCATCCCGGTGGTAGGCGACGCCGTTGGCCCCCAGCCCGAGGCCTCGGGCACCGTGGTCTGGTATGACGACCAGGACGCGGTAGACCTCATTCTCCAGGTGCTCTCGTGACCGAACTGACAACCGAGCAGGTGATTGCCTTTGGTGAGCACGCCCAGCAGCTCTTGGACGACGAGACCTTTCGGACCGTGGTGCAGGAGATCGAAAGCCAGACCATCGGTCATTGGCGAGCCGCGCAGGAGCCGCTGGAACGGGAACGGGCGTGGGCGATCTGCAAAGCCCTCGACCTCCTGCTCAACGAACTCCGGGTCCATGTGGACCGGGCGAAAGTGGCGGTAGACGAACGGGACCGGACTCGGCCCCGGATCGTGGTCTAGACACCTCAACCGGAAGGACGTATCTTCGATATGGCGGACCAACCTTCGACCGGCAGCACCCCCACCCGTGTAGGTGCGGAGGGACTGACGGTTCCCCAAGCCCAAGACCGGATTCTTGCTCTACTGGCTGACCTCGACCCCGAGAAGCCAGCGCCCGACTCCGACGACACCACCACCCCGGCGAGCGCCGAGGCGGAGGTGGCAGTTGAGGAGGAGGCTCCCCCAGCCGATGAGGCAGAGGAGCCCGAGCCGGATGCCGATGCCGCCCCACCCCGGAAGACCTACAAGGTGCCGGTGGATGGAGAAGAGGTCGAGGTAGACGAAGCCGAACTGGTCAAGGGGTACAGCCGCGAGGCGCACTTCACCAGGAAGATGCAAAAACTGGCGGAGGAGCGGCGCCTGCTGGAAGAAGAACTCCAGTCGGTCCGGGAGGAGCGCCACCACTACGGTGACCTCCTGCCGAAACTCAAGGCGGCGTTGGAAGTCCCCCAGGTGGACTGGGACAAGCTCCGGGCCGACAACCCAGAGCAGTTCACCACCAAATGGGCCGAGTACCAACTGGCGGTCAGCCGCCAGCGGGCAGTAGACGAGGAACAGGCGGCGCTCGCGGCCAAGACCCGAGCCGAACAGGATCGGTTGGTCGTTGCGTACGTTGAGCAGGAACGGGGACGGCTGTTGGAAGCCGTCCCGGAGTGGAAGGACGAAGCGGCTCGCACCAAAGACCGGACGGCGATGGCGCAGGTTGCCAGAACCACGGGCTTCACGGATGAGGAGCTGGCTGACGTTACCGACCACCGGGCGTTGATTCTCTTGCGGAAGGCGATGCTGTGGGATCAGCATACCGCCCGAGTCAAGGGAGCCCAGCGCAAGGTGGCGCAAGGCCCCGTCGCCAAGCCGGGCGGCGGTCAGCCACGGGCTGCGGTGCCCGCCCAACAGGCGGCATACACCAAGGCCAAGGAACGGCTCGCCAACACGGGCAAGGTGGCGGACGCCGCCAGTGCCCTCATGCACCTCATCCCAGACTGAGCCGGGGCGATAGTTTGGGTTACTAAGGAAGCCCTCCCAACATGGCTATTGTCGCCAACACTTTTCTGACCTTCGATGCGAAGGGGCTCCGGGAAGACCTGACGGACGTGATCTACAACATCTCGCCCGAGGACACCCCGTTCGTCTCCAACGCCGCGAAGGGCACCTGCAAGCAGACCCTCCACGAGTGGCAGCAGGACTCGCTGGCGGCTGCCGCAGCCAACGCCCAACTGGAAGGCGATGATGTCGCCTCCTTCACTGCCGTCGTCGCCTCCGTGCGGGTCGGCAACTACACCCAGATCAGCCGCAAGACCCTGATCCTGTCCGGGACCGAGGAAGTCGTGGACAAGGCGGGTCGGAAGTCTGAACTGGCGTACCAGCTCGCCAAGCGGGGCGCGGAACTCAAGCGGGATATCGAGTTCACCTGCCTTTCCAACGTCGCTGGGGTGGCGGGCAACAGCACCACCGCCCGGACCGCCGCCACGATGGGGGCGTTCATCAAGACCAACACCGATTTCGGGGCTGGTGGCGTGGACCCCACCTGGACGGCGGGCGTACCGACTCCGGCCCGGACCGATGGCACCCAGCGGTCCATCACCGAGGCGCTGTTCAAGGTGGTGGCGAAGGAAGTCTGGGTCAGCGGGGGCAATCCCCGGATGGTGCTCGCCGGACCCTTCAACAAGAGCGAAATCTCCGGGTTCGCCGGAGTCGCCACCAAGACCTTCTACCAGAGCGCGGTCAAGGCGACCGCGATCATCGGAGCCGCCGACATCTACGTCTCCGATTTCGGCACCTATTCAATCGTGCCGAGCCGGTTCGGGCGAGACCGGGACTGCTGGTTCATTGACCCGGACTACGTCAGCATCAACTATCTGCGTCCGATGCAGACGATGCAGTTGGCGAAGACCGGCGATGCCGACAAGCGGATGCTCCTGACGGAGTGGACGCTCAAGGTCGGCAACGAAGCGGCCCACGGTGGGCTGTTCGATCTCGACCTCAGCTAACCGCTGAGGGGGAACACGGGACACCCTTCTGGCGGCTAGGGTTAGCCGTCAGGGGGGGCTCCCCTCACATTGCGCTTCTGGAGTACCGGATCATGCCCGTTCTGTCTTCGCTGGTGAAAGCCACCGGCACCCTGACCTTCACGGGTGCCGCCGTAGACACCCAGACCGTGACTATCGGCGGGAAGGTCTACACCACACAGACCACCCTGACCGATGTGAACGGCAACGTCCTGATCGGCGCGAATCAGGCCGCCACCTGCCTCAATCTGTCCCGTGCCCTCAGTCTCGGGGCGGGCGTGGGGACGCTGTACGCTACTGCCATGACCGCCAACAGTTATGCCACCGGGGTTCAATCCGGTGACACCTTGGTCGTGACCGCCAAGGACGCGGGGGTGAGCGGGAACCTGATTGCCACCACCGAGACTCAGACCAACGCCTCGTTCGGCGCGGCCACCTTGGCGGGTGGGGCGGGCAACCTCGATACGGCGGTGGCGGAGCTAATCGCCGGGTCTCAACTCAACAGCGACGCGCTCCAGGCCTTGGGGGCGATGGGCTGATGAGTTCACGCCTGTTCAGCCGCGATCCGGCGGCGGGCGTGACCCGTCTGTTTCACTACGACGAGTCCTCGGATCGCGTCACCATCGAAACCCAGCATCGGGTGGACGACATCGTGACCGCCAACCAGCACGAACGCAATCTGCTGGATGAACGCGCCCGGTGGGGCGATGCCTTCGGGCACAAGGTCGCCTCGATCCCGATGAACGTCTACTGGGACTTGAAGCGGAAGGGGATCGCGGACGACCCGGCGAAACTCAAGAAGTGGCTCAACGACCCGGACAACCGGGCGTTCCGCAGTCGGGTTGGTCGGGTGTAGGGCGGCGCGATGGCGCTGGATACCTACACCACCCTCCAAGCCAGCATTGCGGACTGGCTCAACCGCTCTGACCTCACAGCGGTCATCCCGGATTTCGTCCGGCTGGCCGAAGCCCGGATTCGCCGGGAGGCGCAGGTCAAGGATGTGACTCGGGAGGCGATTACCCTCAGCGCCTCCCCGACCACACTCCCCACCACCGTCAAGCACCTCCGGTCCATCTACCTCAACGCCGGGACCGGCAAGAAGTACCCGCTGGTGATTATGTCCCCGGAGCGGCTCCAGACCGTGGCGGACCAGTACCCCGCGTCCGGGACGCCGTTGTATGCGGCGGTTCTGGACACCGAACTTCTGCTGGTGCCCGCCCCGGACACCAGCTATGCGGCCCAGATCGTCTACGAGCAGGAGTGGGTGCCGCTCGCTTCCAACCCGACCAACTGGCTCCTGACCAACCACCCCGATCTCTACCTCTACGGGGCGCTGGCCGAGGCAGGACCGTATCTCAAGAACGACGAGCGGGTGCCGATCTGGGATGCCAGGTTCCAGTCGGTGCTGGAAGGGCTCCTGATCGCCCGAGACCGCGCTGAATACCCTAATACTCCGACCGCCTTCCCCGTCCGGGGGTACATCCCATGACCATGAGCCAGCACGGTCTCCGCCTGCTCCGGGTACTGGACACGCTCGGGCCGGACTGCAAAATCAGCTTCCGGGCCGCCTGTCACGAATCCCTGTTGCCCTCCGATCTGGCGCGGGACGCCTGCTTGGAACTCCGGGACTTGGGGCTGGTCCGGTTTCGGACAGAGAAGTTTGAGCGGGTGCCCCCGCCCCACGAGCCCGGACCGATGCTGGAGGCGATGTGAGCGCAGACCAGGACGGCCAGCGCGTCATTGGGGAATACGGGGCCAAGATTTCCCACCTGACGGATGGGCAGGCCCGGATGGCCCTCCGACTGACCGAGGTGGAACTGGGCCTCAATTCCCAACTCACCGCCCTCCGCAACGATGTCCACGCCATTCGGGAGATGTTTGCCGAGATGCGAGGGGGGTGGCGGGTCGTCCTGGTGGCGGCGGCGGCGATTGGGGTGATCGGGAGTTGGATCGCCAATGTGGTCTTCAAGCGGACCTGAGCGATGCCCGATACCCTCACCACCAACTACATCTTCGTCAAGCCCGAGGTCAACGCCTCCTCGGGGACGTGGGGCACCAAGCTCAACACCGATCTCGGAGCCACGTTTGCCCTCCAGTCCACGGCGTTTGAGATTGACAATCAGATCAAGATGCGGCAGAACGAGATCGCGGCGGCCCAAGCCGACGCCACGGCGGCTCTCGCCCTCGCTCGCCAACGGGGGGGTGGGTTCTACTTCCACTACGCCCCGGTGCAGACCACGACCCTCAACATCGCCACGGGCGGGACCGGGGGGAAGCCGATCCAGCGAATCTACTGGTTCCTCGGGGCCGACCTCGGGGTGCCCCAGTTCTTGCTCCTGGAGGGCTGGTCTGCGGTCAATCTCGATATGGTGGAACTGGATGTCATCATTGAGATCGCCTACCCGCAACTCTACGGGCCGGTGATCGTGCCCATGCCGGGACCGCCATATGTGTACACCATCGAGAATCCACTCCTCCCAGGATTCCCCTCGGCGACCCCCAACATCCAGGCAGTGGGGCGGTACTGGGAAAAGTGGTTCGTCTGGCGAGACAGCGGGGGCACCTTGCGACCTATTTTGCATTACCTCGGCAAGTTTACCTAGGAGTTCGGGATGCCCGATACCACCACCACCAACTACGCCTTCGTCAAGCCGGAGGTGGGGGCCTCGACCGATACCTGGGGCACCAAGCTCAACACCGATCTGGACAGCATTGACACCCAGATCAAGAACCGGCAGAACGAAGCAGCCGCCGCCCAGGCGGACGCCACACTCGCGCTCTCGTTAGCCCGCACCGGCGGGGCGGCGGTGGTGGAGTTGACGAACAGCGTCTCCCATAACGTGGGCTCGACCAACAAGTACCGGATCATCTGGACCTGTAGTGCCGGTGGGGGGGTGACGCTGACCCTGACCGGATTCTCCGCGACCAATCTGGACGCCTCGGCGGTGGAGGTGATTGCGGTGGTGTCCGCCACGACCGCGCCCACCATTGCCATCACGGGAGCCACGCTGTATTGGGAGGGCGGCGCGCAGGTCACGCCCACCACGAGCGGCCGCCACTGGTATCATCTGCTGGTCTGGCGGGATAGTAGCGGCACCCTCCGTTCGACGGGTGAGTACATGGGCCTGTTCCTCTAATGCTGGCGGCCCTGGAGATTCCACCGGGGGTCGCCCGGATGGGGACCACCTACCAGCTCAAGAACCGCTGGTACGACGCCTCCATGATCCGGTGGTATGAGGGCACCATGCGCCCCATCGGAGGCTGGCGGAACCTGAAACGGGCGAATGGCACCAACCTCCAGCTGACCGGCGGGGTGCCCCGCTCGGCGATTGCCTTTCGCAGCCATTCGACCAGTTCGGTCTTTTCCTGGTTTGTGGTCACGAACGCCACCAAGGTCTGGGCGTTCAGTCGTGACCCCACGCTGACCGAGTTGTATGACATCACCCCGGCCTCGGGGTTCACCACCGGCACCGACAGCACGGTCGTTCCCGGTGTGGCCTACGGGAAGGGGGCCTACGGGGTTGGCCCCTATTCGGCGGGCTCCATCGTCATCCCCGGCACGCCGGGCACCGTCACCGAGCAGATGAACTGGTCAGTGGACACCTTCGGCAATATTCTGGTGGCCGCTGCCGCCCCACCGTCCGATGGGAAGCTGTGGCAGTGGGACAGTTCCACGCCGGGGACACCGATGATCCTGATGGCAGGATCGCCCACCAACTGTCGGGCGGTGGTGGTGACGCCGGAGCGGTTCGTCTTCGCCCTCGCCACCAACAACAACCCCCGCCGGGTCCAGTGGGCGTCCCAGGAGAGTCTGACGATCTGGACTCCGTCGTCCTCCAACTCGGCGGGCGACTGGGATATTGAAACCACCGGACGCTTGGTGGCGGGGCGCCGGACCGCCCGCGAAACCCTGCTGTGGACCGACATTGATCTCCATGCCGCCATCTACATCGGGGGCACCCTGATCTACCAGTTCGAGCGGCGGGGGCACAACTGCGGGGCGATCTCCCCGCACTGCATGGCGATGATCGGGGACGTGGCGGTCTGGTGGTCCCACGGCGGGTTCTACATCTACGAGGGCGCGGTCAAAGCCCTCAACTGCGAGGTCGGGGACTACGTCTTTGGTCGGCTCAACGAAATCCAGAAGACCAAGGTGTACGCCATCCCCATCGGCCAGTACGGGGAGGTGTGGTGGTTCTACCCATCCACTTCCTCCGAGGAGGTGGACAGCTACGTGGTCTACAACTACCGCGAGGACCACTGGAGCGTGGGGTCGCTGGCACGAACGTCCGGCTTTGACCGGGGCGCCTGGGACTATCCAGTCATGTTCGATGCCAGCGGCTTCGCCTATGAGCATGAATACGGGCATGATCGGACCGG